CTCGAATTAGTACTGAAGTGTCATGTTGAAAATTATGTTGGAGATTTTAAACAAAGCCGCTTCACAACTGAGCTGGGGTAGTTTGCAGACTACCACCCTCTGCGTTATCATCACAGTTGCTGTCGTTTGGAGACTGTGCCGACGCGACAATGATCACATTTACAGACACGTACACAAACACTCTGCAATGGTGGAGTCTGTAGATGATGAGTTCACAGTTGGATTGCCAACACCCAGGATTGCTGTTAAGATGTCACAGTTAGCTTTTGCCAAGTACGGATTCATGGTGCAGGGAAGCGCTAATAGGCGCATCATTAGCGATTTCATGCGAGAAGAGATGCTCAAGCATGGAATGCGCCCTTCACACATTATGGCACAGCTTCCGGTAGCAGTCGAGTTATATTTCGCTCCTACCCCTGGGCAAGTTGAGGCCGTCCGGTACGCCAAGGTCGTGCGCGATGAGCGCCGGCGTACTGGGCTTGGCCTAGCACCCCAATAGGGGTGCCCTGTCCTCGTTGGTGGTGTTGATACCATGGTTGACCGCCGTGGTGTCAAGGGGATGACCACCAAAATATACGAGGATAAGGGTATCCCCAAACGCGTTGTGCGCGTCTTAAATCACTTTGGGACTGGAGTGAATTACGGCGTGCACAATGATTCGGTCCACAATCTTGAGAGAGGACTTGCTGAGCGTGTTTTGTACACCGCCGGCAAGGACGGCCAATTGGGTGCCGTGCGTCAACCTCTTCCTGGAGTCTTTAAAAGACTGTATCCTTTACAAAACCGCGTTCTATACAACACGCCCTCGACCACCCCTGTATCACGGGACAAGTTCCCAGAGTTATACAAGGGTCGCAGGCGTCTAGTGTATGAACGGGCTGCCGAAAGCTTGCGCTACGAGCCTATTAGCAGAAAGGATGCTGAAGTTAAAGCCTTCTTGAAGGCTGAGAAGATAAACTTTTCAGCAAAGGTTGACCCTGCTCCTCGAGTCATACAGCCAAGAGACCCTCGATATAATGTCGAGGTCGGTCGCTATCTGAAGGTGTTTGAGCACACTGTTTATGATGGTTACGAGAAAACCTTTGGGTATCCTGTGATGCTCAAGGGTCGTAATGCCACCCAGCAAGCTACCGCATTCCGCGAGTCTTGGGACAGCTTCGTTGACCCTGTTGCCGTCGGACTTGACGCCTCACGCTTTGACCAACACGTCAGCGTGGATGCGCTCAAGTTCGAGCATAGGTTCTACAATGCTAAGTTCCAGAGCGCTGAGTTGCGTGAGCTACTGAAGTGGCAGTTGTTCACTAAGGGAATTGGTCGGGCAAAGGATGGTCACGTGCGTTACACGGTCCATGGCAGTCGCATGTCTGGTGATATGAACACTGCACTCGGGAACTGCATCATCATGGCGAGCATAGTACTAGCTTATTTTGAACACGTTGGCATTGAGGCGAGACTCCATAACAACGGTGACGATTGCACAGTCATATGTGAGAGGAAGAACTTCCATCTCATGTCTGGCATTGATCAATGGTTCACCGAGTTTGGTTTTAAACTCACTCAAGAGCCCGTTGTCGACGTGTTTGAGCGGATTGAATTTTGTCAAACCCACCCCGTCTGGACAGAGTCTGGATGGAGGATGGTGCGAAATCCGTTCACAGCTATGAGCAAGGACTGCGTTTCCATGTTGTCGTGGGATAACGAGTTGGAGTTTCAGCGCTGGCGCAATGCAATTGGAACCTGTGGAATGCAGTTGACCTCCGGAGTGCCGATGTGGTATGATTGGTACAAGAAACTCTGGGCTCCACAAGCCGCTGAGTACGCCACCCAGAGTGCACTTGAGACAGGGATGGGATATCTGTCTGTTGGTGTGAAAGGTTGCGAGGTGTCTGAGGACTCCCGCTACTCATTTTACCTAGCATTTGGAATCTTACCTGATGATCAAGTTGCATTTGAGGAAAGCGTGCCCGAGGTTTGTTGGTTCGAACCGGGGCCTGTGAGTAATTTTGCAGCAATCACTCCCATCAACAGATTATTAGAAAAATATGACCAAAAAGAACAACCCTCAATTCAACAAAGCAGTGGCTCCACCTCGGGTGGGGGCCGGGCCTAAGCCCTATCGCAACCGTATCAACAGTCAGGTTACCCAAGCTGGCGCTGTAGTACGAATTAATTTCCAATTAGCTGATATCTCTACCGGCGGTACCGGACTTGGAGTGCAGGGACAAATGATCCGACCGGATCAGATTAGTTCCGTTGCACCCATTGCCGATATGTACCAGTTTTGGCGTTTGCGCAGTTTACACTATAAGTGGTACCCTTATGTCGGTGCCACAATTGGTGGAAACGTCCGTATATCTGCCTTCACTAATCCTGAGATTATAGGCTATGGAATTAATTCTGGCTACACTGCTGCTGAGGTGGGAACCATGGTGAGTACCAGCCCCTATAACAAGGGTTTTGCTGCGTACTCCCCTTTTGAGTGGGCAGTACCTGTCAACCTGCTCAATCGTCGACGTTGGTACAGTTGCGACTCAACCGCACCTGGTGGTGATTACAACACAACTGATAGAACAACTCCAGCTTTGGTGTTGACCTACATTGCTGGTGAAAATTCCACTAAGTACGGGTACTGGCAGGGCATTGCCGTCTTCGAGTTCAAAGACATTATCTTTGGCATCACCGTTGCGCCATTATTTGCTGCCCGGGGCTCACTTCCAGATGAGTATTTTCAAGCACCCGATGGCAGCTGGTATCACCGCCACGATGGAGTCATTGATCTTGTCGATGGACCCCCTCTCATCAACCCAAAGTAGCACCGATATTGCATATGCCTGAGAAAGCAACCAAAAACAATACAAAATATAGAAAATCCAATGTCACAGTGACGGGACGCTCACCTACACGCTGCAACGTGTGCCCTCGCAAGATGGGTGAGGCACCGTGATTGCGGAACCAAAAATATTTTCCTTTCTTTTTCGTTTCTTCATTAGTTATAAAATTTATAAAAGCATCTTCTCAGAAAAGCA